CCCCCTCCCATGGTTCCTCCCTGGCCCTTTGCGTATACGGGGGGGCGCAGCGCGCAAGTTTTCTAGCGACTTGGATTTTCACGGGGGAATCCACCTAGAAGCCAGTTGCGCTGGCGTAGCCGAGATTTTGACTCATTTTCAACGACTTGCGCACTGACCGCCTACGGCAGGGTGGATTCCGACTGGAATCCAAGGAATCCACCCATCGGAGTCCAGAGACCGCGGAAGCCACTCCCGGCAGCCACCTTCGTCAAGGCGACCCGAAGCCTTTGATTCAACGTCACAAAATGGATTGACATTTCTAGCCCCCTTGACGTACCAAAGAACCATCGGAGATTTGCGCCCGGAGGATCCCCCTCGCGGGCGTTTTCATTTTCCCCCATCATCCCGAGCACCTCCCCATGGACCTCGTCTTCGCGCCGAGCCAGATCGAGACTTGGCCTCTCGACCGGCTGCGCCCCTATGCCCGCAATGCCAAGATGCATGGCGACGACCAGGTCGCGAAGATCGCGGCCAGCATGGCCAAGTTCGGCTGGACGGTACCCTGCATGGTAGCCGACGATGGCGAGCTGATCGCAGGCCATGGCCGAGTGCTGGCTGCGACGATGCTGGGACTGACCGAGGTGCCGGTGATCCGGCTCGGCCATCTCGACGAGGCCGAACGCCGAGCCTATCGGATCGCCGACAACAAGCTGACCGAGCTTGGCGAATGGGACGAGGCGATGCTGCGTGATGAGATCGCAGGGCTATTGGCGGAAGACTTCGACCTCGATCTCCTGGGCTTTTCGGATGAGGATCTGGATGCCCTTCTGCAGGATCCAGAGGCGGTAAGCGACGATGGGGCCGTTGAGGGTGAGGATGATATCCCAGAGCCGCCGGTTAACCCTGTGTCGGTTGCAGGCGACCTTTGGCAACTTGGATCACATCGGCTGATCTGCGGCGACAGCACCTCGGCCGACGTGGTCGGGCGGCTGCTGGGTGATGTGCGGCCCCTCCTCATGGTCACTGACCCGCCCTATGGCGTGGAATACGATCCGTCCTGGCGCAACCAGGCGGGGGCCGCCAAGACGAAGCGCACCGGCAAGGTGCTGAACGACGACCGCGCAGATTGGCGCGAGGCCTGGTCCCTCTTCCCCGGCGATGTCGCCTATATCTGGCACGGTGCGCTGCATGCTGCGACCGTGGCCGACAGTCTGATCGCCGCGGGTTTCGCCATTCGCTCGCAGATCATCTGGGCCAAAGACCGGCTGGTGCTCAGCCGCGGAGATTATCACTGGCAGCATGAACCCTGCTGGTATGCCGTGCGCGTAAAAGGCAAAGGGCACTGGGCGGGCGATCGCAAGCAGACCACGCTCTGGCAGATCGCCAACCGCGATCAAGATGCCGACACCGTACATGGCACGCAGAAGCCGGTCGAATGCATGCGGCGGCCGATCTTGAACAACTCGAGTCCCGGCCAGGCGGTCTATGAACCCTTCATGGGATCGGGCACCACACTGATCGCGGCCGAGACGACCGGCCGCGTCTGCCTTGGAATCGAGTTGAACCCGACCTATGTCGATGTCGCCATCGAGCGCTGGCAATCTTTCACGGGCCAGGAGGCTGTTCTGGTCGATAGCGGCGAGACGTTCTCGGCGCTGAAATCCCAGAGGCTGGCGGCGTGATGCAGTCGCGCCGCCTCTCCTTGATCGAGGCCATCACCAATGTCCTGGTGGGATACGCGCTGGCGGTAGCCACGCAATTGGTGGTGTTTCCGTGGTTCGACTTGAACCCGAGCCTTGGCGAAAACCTGGCGCTGGGCTTGGTCTTTACCGCGATCTCGTTGATCCGCGGCTACGCGCTGCGCAGACTGTTCACGCGGTTCGAGCGCAAATGAAAAAGGACCAGCCGAAGCTGGTCCTGAGTTGAGGCAGATTTGCAGCGAGCAGGTCCGCAAATCGAGAAGGTCAACAGGCGGTTAACCTGAGAAGCCTTGTCTGCCATAGAGTTTCGATTCGCAAGGACGGATCAACATATAGACAAAAATTGAGGGCATACCCCCTCATATTGATCCGCGGATGTGATAAATCCGCCCGCGCTGCGCGTCTGAGCTCGTGGCGACATCGAAGCCGAGCTTCTTCTTCAACCCGCCCGAGATCATGCCTCTGGCGGAATGCGGCGCCCAACCCGTTGCCTCGACGATTTCGCCGATGGACGCCCCCTCGGGCCGCTGCAAGAGCGCGATGATCTGCGCCTGCTTGGTGCCGGCACGGATAGCCACCGGCTTCGACGTGTCGGCATCGGGTGATATTTCGGCGGGCTCCCTTGCCGCCGAGGCCAGCTCCAGCTTCGACTTGCGCAGATTGCTCATGGTCGTCGCGACGACGGGCTCGATGCCGATCGCGGCAAGGCCAGCTTCGGTCGCGACCAGCGTGATACCGTGACCATCGCCGGTCTCGCGCCAGAGCGGATCGCCACGACGCAGATTGGCCTCGACCTCTTCGAGCCAGCCGCGTTCGATCATCTTGGCCACCGCCATCTTCGCGGCAGCACCGGCCAGCCCTTCAAGCAGCGGCATGGCGAGATTGTCGGGGCGCGTGGCCGCGCGGCTGAGAATGATGGACTGTGTATCGGTGAGTTTGGGCATCTTGGCCTCCTGTCGTGATGGGGATGTCGGGGATGGGTCAGTCGCTCTCGGCCATCGCGGCCTCGACTGCGAAGTGCTGCACCCAGCCCGTCATGTAAGGCAGCCCTGCGGGGATACCCTCGGAGCGTTCTGTAGCACGATCGATGCGCCAGCCCTGCCAGCGGCGGATCACGGAGTCGATGGCAGCCTCGAGCCCGATATTGCAGCCCGTTATGTTGTCGACGACATCATCGGCGACGTGGCGGCCCATGCGACTGTCGAGAAAGTCGCGAATGCCGATCATCTCGTCCTCGCTGCTGGCGCCTATGGCCTCGGCGATCAGGCGCGAGGCGAGGTTCCAGACCTCCGCGCTGCGACGGTCGCGCTCAGGGCAGACGGTCAGGGTGCGGAAGAAGCCGTAATCCTCGTTGCGGCTGGGAAGGCAGGGATGCGTGGTCATGGTCGGAATCCTCGTGATGGGGGCTGGCGGAGCGCTGAGCCCCGCCGGTTGGGTTTCAAGCGGCGCTGCGAGCTTCGAGCGTCGCGATGTGGCTCCGCAGCGTTGCGGCCTCTTCGCGCGCAGCGTCGGCCCAGAAGGCAGCGCGGGCGTTGCAGGCGCGAGCAAGGCGCTCGGCATCCTCACGGGTGAAGCGGTTGACCTTATGTGCGCGCCCATGACCCGTGCAGGTGGCGAGATGCTTGCCGCCTTCAGGCGTCAGCGTGAAGGTCAGGGGTCCGAAGTCGTCAATGACGATCCAGCTGTGCGAGGCGATCATGGCGCAGGCGCTGGGCGCGAGGCGTGCTTCGATCTCTTCAGCGGCGGCGCGGAAGTTGGCGATCAGGGTGGAGGTGGTCATGGCGTGGGCCTTTCAGGTGAGTTGCATCGTCTTGGTGCAATCACAATCGCTCTGACGAGCCGATTAACGTAGCAAAATCAGAGCAATAACCTTGCTATATGATCACTCGGCAGAGGCCGTCGCATCGACCCACACCCCATCTTGCCAGACATAGAGATAAGATAGCTCGCAGGTCGGGCGCGGCAGGATGCGAGGCACTCGGGGCGGGTCGAAGCAGTCGAGTTCATCGGCGCGGACTTGCCGGATTTCGCGAGCGGCGAGGATGTCCTCGGGCGTCCACGCCGCCAACGCCGGCAGCATGTGCTCGGGGTAACCATCAAAGTGCGTATAGATGTGGGCCCATTTTTCGGGACCGATCTGGATGGCGATTTGTGCACGCGTGCTCATCCTGCCCTCCTTCAAATGAGTTGCAGGCTGGCCAGCAGGGCGCTGGCAGCGGCAAGCTGGGTGGTCGGAAGTTCGATCTTGATGTGGGAGATCACATCGGAGGCTTCGGCTGAGATGCCACCATCGCGCAGGGCAGCCTCGATGGCCTCTGCAACATCATCGGGCCGCGAGCGGTCAAACTGGTTGGATAAGGTGTCGTGGTCGATGCGGAGGGTACTGATCGCGTTCATGGCAATGCTCACTTCTGCTGTTCAATCAGCGCGAGGAGGACCGCCGCCATGCCGCCCAGATATTCGCTGCGGCGGAACACGATCTCGTCGATGTGGCAGGCGTTGTCGATCGCGGGGTCAACCAGGAGATCGTCTGACATGTGCGGCATCAGGCGTTTGGCTTCGGCGTTGTAGCGGGTGGCAAGGGTCATCTGTGTTTCTCCAATCAGGCAATTTGCTTGATATGAGAATCGCTCTTAGCCGAAGTGTAATCAATTCAAATAGACAGTTTTTGCTGTTTATTTTCAATGTTTTGAGGTCAATCCAACCGCCATGGAAGGTATGTCAGAACGCGCCTATGCCGAGCATGCTGGAATCTCCCGCGGGGCTGTTCAGAAGGCCCGAAAGACCGGTCGGCTGGTGCTTTTTGCAGACGGGTCTATCAACGCGGTGGCCTCAGATGCGCGGCGTGGGGCTGCCACCGATCCGGATCAACAGATGCGCTCACGTAGTGGGTTTGGTGCAGCTGGTGACGGTCCGGCAGTCTCCGGCCCCGGCGACAGCACGTCCTACATTAAGGCCCGGACGGCGCTAACCGTCTATCAGGCTCAGGAGCGTCAGCTCTCGATCCAAAAGAAAAAGGGCGTGTTGGTGGATCGCGCGCGGGCCGAGACTCTGGTGTTTCGCCTGGCCCGCCAAGAGCGGGATCTTTGGGTCACCTGGCCCACACGCGTGGCGGCGCTCATGGCCGCACACTTGTCCGCAGACATGGAGAAGGCATCCGGCAAGGCGGTGACGATCGAGACTGCAATCTTGCAGAGGGTGTTGGAAACCCATGTCCGAGAGCAGCTCGACGCCCTCGCAGACCTCAGGGTCTCGCTTGAATGATGAGGAGAACACATCTGATCTGACTGAAGGCCTCGATCTCGCCTTTGACGGCGCCGAGGATATCCTGCGTGCCTGGCGCCGTGGGATGCGGCCCGACCTGGACCTGACCGTGTCTGAATGGGCAGATAAGCACAGGAAACTGTCCTCTCGGGCCTCAGCTGAACCCGGACAATACAGAACAGCCCGAACGCCCTATCTGCGCGCCATCATGGATGCGCTATCGCCAAACCACCCAGCCCAGCGCATCAGCTTCATGAAGGCCGCCCAGGTCGGCGCAACGGAAGCCGGCAACAACTGGATCGGGTTTGTCATCCATCATGCGCCCGGCCCGATGCTCGCGGTGCTGCCCACGGTCGAGATGGCAAAGCGCACGTCGCGGGGCCGGATCGACCCGCTGATCGAGGACAGCCCGGCGCTGAAAGAGCGCGTGCAGCCTGCCCGTTCACGCGATGCGGGCAATTCGATGCTGTCGAAGGAGTTTCCCGGCGGCATTCTGGTGCTGACGGGAGCGAATTCGGCGACGGGCCTCCGCTCGATGCCTGCGCGCTACGTGTTTCTGGACGAGGTCGATGCTTATCCGGCTTCAGCTGACGAGGAAGGCGATCCGGTCAGCCTGGCAGAAGCACGAACCACAACCTTTGCGCATCGGCGCAAGGTGTTCATGGTCTCGACGCCCACGATCCGTGGGTTAAGCCGCATCGAGCGCGAGTTCGAAGCCAGTGACCAGCGGCGGTATTTCGTGCCCTGCCCGCATTGTGGCCATATGCAATGGCTGCAGTTCGAGCGCCTGCGCTGGGCGAAGGGAAAACCGGAAACGGCAGCATATCACTGCGAGGGCTGCGAGCGCCCGATCGCCGAGCACCACAAGACGCATATGCTCGAGCGGGGCGAATGGCGGGCGACAGCGACCAGTGCCGATCCGAATGCGATCGGGTTCCATTTGTCCGCGCTCTATTCACCGATCGGCTGGAAAAGCTGGGAGCAAATCGCGCGGGACTGGCTGGCTGCCCAGGGCTCGGACGAGATGCTGCGCGCGGCGCGGAACACCCTTCTAGGCGAGACCTGGGTCGAAAGCGGCGATGCGCCTGAATGGCAGCGGCTGGCGGACCGCCGTGAGGCATTCGCCGCACAGGTGCCCATGGGCGGGTTGTTCCTCACCGCCGGGGTCGATGTGCAAAAGGACCGCATCGAAGTCGATGTCTGGGCCTGGGGTCGTGGCCTGGAAAGCTGGCTGGTCGATCACATCGTCATTCCGGGTGGCCCTAGCGATCCCGCCTGTTGGCAGGCGCTGACGGACCTGCTGAACCGAACTTGGGTGCATGAGAACGGCGCGGTGATGCCGCTGGCCAAGCTGGCGATCGACACCGGGTATGAGACCTCCGCAGTCTACGCCTGGGCACGCGCGCAGGGCATTGCGCAGGTGGCGCCAGTGAAAGGTCTCGAAGGCTTCAATCGGGCAACACCGGTGTCCGGCCCAACCTTTGTCGATGCCACGGTGAATGGGCGAAAACTCAAGCGCGGGGCGCGGCTCTGGACGGTGGCCACCGCCACGTTCAAAGCCGAGACCTATCGCTATCTCCGGCTTGAGCGGCCCTCCAATGAGGACCGTGCCTCGGGCGCGCCCAACCCGGCGGGTATGGTCCACCTGCCCGACTGGGCGGACAGCGAATGGCTGAAGCAGCTGGTGGCTGAACAGCTGGTCACGATCCGCAACAAGCGCGGCTATGCCCGGCAGGAATGGCAGAAAATGCGCGAGCGCAACGAGGCGCTGGACACAAGGGTCTATGCCCGGGCGGCCGCGTGGATCCTCGGCGCCGACCGCTTTGATGAGCGGATGTGGCGGCAGTTGGAGAAGCAGGCAGGCGTGGAGACGGCTGCCACTTCGCAAACGGCCGAGCCCGATAAATCGACCGAACCGCAAGCGGGGCGGATCGCATCGCCCCGGCGGCGCGGCTGGAAGATCAGCACGCCAAAATACATGGAATGATGAATGACCCTCGACGAGCTAAAACTCCGCCACAGCGCGCTCTTGGCCGCGCGCTACAGCGGCACGCGGTCGGTCAGCTATGACGGCAAGACCGTAAACTACGGGACCGACGCCGAGCTTGCCGCGGCCATAGGCGATGTCGAACGGCGCATTGCCAAGCTCGAGCGCGGCGCTGGGCGTGTGCTCCGGCCCTTTGCTGTGAAAGATCTGTGATGAACTGGCGGCAGCGCCTCGGGGCGTTTATCGGTGGGTTTGACGCAGGCCAGCATCATCGGCGCCTGCGCGGGTTCCAGGCGACACGCGCGCATGTGAATGCCCTCATTGCAGCCTCCGGGCCCGACATCACCGCCCGTGCCCGCTGGCTCGTGCGCAACAATGGCTATGCCGTGAATGCAATCGAGAGTTGGGCCGCCAATACGGTCGGCGATGGGATTAAACCGATCTCGAAGCTCGCCAATGCCACCCAGAAAGAGGAGCTGCAACGGCTCTGGCTCGCTTGGACGGATGAGGCCGATGCCGAGGGGCTGACGGATTTCTACGGGCTACAGCGCCGGGCGGCGCGCGAGGTGTTTCTGGCGGGTGAGGTCTTTGTTCGTATCCGGCCGCGGCGGGTGGAGGACGGCCTCACGGTTCCGCTCCAACTGCAAATGCTGCCCTCGGAAATGCTGCCGCTGCATGAAACAGGCGTGGCGCGGAATGGCAACGCGATCCGGCAGGGCATCGAGTTTGACCGAATTGGACGTCGCGTCGCCTATCACTTTTTCCGCCGCCACCCAGGCGACAGCACTGATCCAGGTCTCTCCGGTGAGATTGTTCGAGTGCCTGCCTCGGAGGTGATCCACGTCATCGACCCAGTCGAGGGTGGTCAGCTGCGCGGCGTGTCGAAACTGGCCCCGGCGATCGTGAAGTTGTTCCTTTTGGATCAATACGACGACGCGGAGTTGGACCGGAAAAAGGTTGCGGCGATGTATGCGATGTTCGTGACCTCGCCCGCCCCGGAGAACCCTCTCGCCCCCTTGGAAGATGAGGAGATGCCCGCCGGCGTCGAGATCAGCCCAGGCCAAATCGTGCGACTGGATCCCGGCGAGGATGTGACCGTGGGCCAACCGGCAGACAGTGGGGCAACCTATGAGCCGTTCCAGTATCGGACGCTGCTACAGATCTCGGCTGCGCTGGGCATCCCCTACCCCTACCTCGCAAACGACATGGTGAAGGGCAACTTCTCGAACTCGCGCCTGGCGCTTATCGAATTCCGCCGCCGGGTCTCGGCCTGGCAGCATTCGGTGATGGTCTATCAGCTCTGCCGACCGGTCTACGCGCGCTGGTTGGACCTCGCAGTTCTGTCCGGAGCGCTGTCCCTGCCCGGCTATGAGGCCGACCGCCCACGGATGCTGGCCGCCGATTGGCTGCCCACGAAATGGGACTGGGTCGACCCGCTGAAAGACGCCAATGCCGAGATCGCCCAGATCGAGGCGGGGCTGAAATCTCGCACTCAGGCCATCGCCGAGCGCGGCTATGACGCCGAGCAGGTCGATCGCGAGATTGCGGCAGAGCGGGAACGTGAACGCGCGCTGGGCCTCGATTTCCGGCGGCCTGGCTCCCCCGCGCAGGGCGTCCAGGCCATATCGGACGAGGGAGAGCAACCAGAGACCGAAGATGAAGCCGATGACGCGGAAGACCGCCCGCGCGCTGACGAGGACCAACCCTGATGCTCCATGCCCGCATTGCTGCACGCGCATTCAACACACCGCTGCTGGTCGAACCCACCAAGGCCATGGCGTTTCTATCAGGGCTCGGGCCGCGCATCCTCGGACGACGAGTGGACATGACGGAGAGTGGCGAAACGCCAGATGGCGCTGCCAGTCTCCCCGCCCGCGCCAGCATACTCGCTGGGAACCTTGCCGAGCGCCTGCAGCAACATGGCAATGCGCCCTACCCGGTCGTAGACGGCATCGCCGTGATCGAGATCGCAGGCGTATTGATCCATCGTGGCGGCTGGATCGGACAGTCCTCGGGCCAGACCAGCTATGAGGGGATCGCGGCGCAGATCGAGGCGGCGGCAAGTGATCCTGCGGTGCGCGCCATTGCATTGGAAATCGATAGTTTCGGGGGCGAAGTGGCCGGCGTTTTTGACCTCGCCGATCGCATTCGGGCGATCCGGGGTACAAAGCCCGTCTGGGCCTTCGTCGCCGAACATGCCTTCTCTGCAGGCTATGCGCTGGCCTCCCAAGCCGATCGCATCCTTTTACCGCGCACCGGCGCCGTGGGCAGTATCGGGGTTGTCGTCATGCATGCCGACCTCAGCGGTCAGCTCGATCAAGACGGCGTGCGCGTCACGCTGGTCCATTCCGGCCAGCACAAGGTCGATGGCAATCCCTATGAGCCGCTGCCCGAGAACGTGCGCGATGACATCCAGCGCGAGATCGATGTGCTGCGGTTCCTCTTCGCCGAGACTGTCGCCGCGGGCCGCGCTGGGCGGCTGAGCCAGGACGCAGCGCTGGCGACCGAGGCTGCGACCTTCCGCGGGACGGATGCCATCGCCACAGGCCTCGCCGATGAGGTGATCGACCTCACCCGTGGCTTTGCCCGCTTTCGCGAAAGCCTGTCTGCCCCATCACCCACCGCGCGGCTGCCCCGCGCCAGTCATCCCCGAGCAAAGGAGGCCGCCATGAGCGCCACAACTGACGCCACTGAGGCAAATACGGAAATCAGAGATGCCGAGGACACCGTGCTGGAGAGCGCGACTGAACAAGATGAGCAGGAAGCTGAACAAAGCGTGCAGGAAGAAGACCCCGCGCCCGTCGCAGCTGCCGCGCCTTTGCCCGCCCCGGCGGCTGCGCAACCCAGCAATCTGGCGGAACTGTCGGCGCAGCTTCGCGAGGCGGCAGCGGAGATCGCCGAGATCGCGGCGCAAGCAGGTCGCCTCGGGGTCGCAATCGATGCTGCGAAAGCACTTCGCGATGGTACAGCGCCAGAAGCCCTCCGCAAACTGGTCCTTCAGCGCGCCGCAGCGTCGGCGGATGCCCGCGATATCGTTGCGGCGCCACCCTCTCCTGTTCTCCCCAAATCCGCTGAAAGCCCGATTGTGGCTGCCGCGAAGAAGGCTGCCTCGGCGGGCAGCAGGGGCTGAACCGCCCGCCCCAAGCAGCTGACCGCCCACCTGATCCCCCGCCGTTCCTCCCCGGCGGGGGATTTCTTTTTGACCCCCAAATCTTCGGAGATTGCCCATGTCCGTGCTGACCCAACCGCCCACGATGGGCGATGTCCTCAAATACGAGCTGAACCCCAACTTCACCCGCGAGACCGTCACACTGTTGGCTGGCACCAGCTACCCGGTCGGCGCTGTACTCGGTCGCATCACCGCGAGCGGCAAGATGAAGCTCAGCACCGCCACAGGCACTGACGGCGCGCAGAACGCGGCCGCTGTCCTGCTTTACGACGTCGACGCGACAGCGGCTGATGCGACCGGCATCGTCGTCCTGCGCGGCCCCGCCATCGTCTCGAAAGCGGCGCTCGTCTTCGACGCCAGTGTCGATGACGCAGCCAAGACGGCGGCCAAACACGCCCAGTTGACCGCGCTCGGCATCATCCCACGCGACGCCGCCTGATCCGGCCGCAAGATTCCTCCCCTCATTCCCGGAGTTCCCCATGACTATCACGCGCAACCCGTTTGACGCGGGCGGCTACTCGCTCGCTGAGATGACGCAGGCCATCAACATCCTGCCCAACCTCTACACACGCCTCGGCCAGATCGGCCTCTTCCGCTTTGAAGGCGTCACCCAGCGCTCGATCGTCATCGAACAGCGCCAAGGCGTCTTGAGCCTGCTGCCCTCGGTCCCGCTAGGCGCGCCTGCCACTGTCGGCACGCGCGAGCAGCGCTCGATGCGCAGCTTCGCCCTGCCCTGGATCCCGCATGACGATGTGATCCTGCCCGCCGATATCCAGGGCATGCCCGCGCTGGGCGTCTCGGATGCGGCTGACCCGCTGGTCGAGGTGATGAACCGCAAGCTGACGCTGATGCGCCGCAAGCATGCCCAGACCCGCGAATACATGGAGATGAACGCTCTCAGGGGCATCGTGAAGGACGGCGCGGGCACGACCCTCTACAACTACTTCACCGAATTCGGCATCGAACAGATCTCGGTCGACTTCGTCTTCGGCACCGCCGGAACGAACATTCAGGGCAAGGTCCGAACCGTCCTTCGCGGGATTGAGGACAGCCTTCTCGGCGAGACCATGACCACGGCGCACGCGCTGGTAAGTTCGGAGTTCTTCGACAAGCTAATCAGCCACCCGAAGACCGAAGAGGCGTACAAGTTCTTCTCCGCCACCGGCGGTCAGCCGCTTCGCGAGGATATGCGTCGGGCCTTCCCCTTCGCAGGGATTCTCTTTGAGGAATATAACGGTTCGGTCACGCTCTCAAACGGCACTTCGGAGCGTCTGATCCCCGCGGGCGAAGGCATCGCCTTCCCGCTTGGCACCTTCGACACCTTCACCACTTATGGCGGACCGGCCAACTTGCTGGAGACGGCCAACACCGTGGGCCTGCCGCTTTATGCGCGGCAGATGATGGACACTAAAGGCCGCTGGATCGATCTCATGACCGAGGCTTCGATCCTGCCGGTGAACAAGCGCCCGCGGCTGGCAATCCGGATCTTCAGCTCGAACTGAGGCCGCTGAGATATGACGGTCTTTGCCGTGGCCCTCGATCTGCTCTTCGCTGATCCAAACCTCGCCCACGAGGCTTGGCATCGTGACAGCGAAGGGCAGTTCACCCGCATCCGCATCATCATGCGTCGTAGTGATGATGTGACCACGTTTGGGGCCGCGCGTCTGGTGTCAGAGACTATGCGCTTTGATGTGCGCGTCTCGGAACTCCCCGCGCCCCGCCCCGATGAACAGATCCTCATTGGAGACGAAACCTTCCTGATCCAAGGCGAGCCGATCCGCGATCGGGAGCGCTTGATCTGGACAATAACAGTATCACTGGCTTGAAACATGAAACCTGTCCGAGCGACAGCATCAATCGTCGGCCGCAGCTGCTTCAATAAGCTCTCTAACCTTTTCAAAGGTATCCGGGGCATCGTTCGAGCCCGATGACCTTAGCTTGAGCTGGGGAGTATTGATCTTCAACGACCAGGAAAATCCATCACAAACTTCGAGATTATCGTATTGCTTTCGCCAATCTGAAACACCAATGCGTTGGAGCGATCGGATTACGACTTCCCATTTTGTGTTCTGTGGCGTGAGCACGATTGGCTCTTTGAGAAGCCCTGGCATGAAATTCAATTCAAATACAATGTAAGGGGGCTGCATCAGTGGCTCCAAAGGCTTTTTCCTTGGGAAAGCTTAAACTCCCCATGCACTCACGCAACAACGCAAGTTTTTCACCATGCAAAAGCGTTCCTACAGGCTCTGATGAAACTCAACCTCTCAGTCACCGGTGACATCGTTACCGCGATGCGCGCCGAAATCCTCGCTGGCGAAAGGGCCGTGACCAAGGCCATGCGCGTTGCAGGCGCGGGTCTCAAATCCGACTGGCGCGCCCAGATCACGCGCGCCCGCCTTGGACAGCGGCTTGCCAACACGATCAGGTCCAAGACCTATCCCGCTGCGGGCGAAAGCCTCGAGGCGGCCGCGCTGGTCTGGTCCAACGCACCCCAGATCATCGGGGCGCATGACACGGGCCCACTGATCCGTTCAAAGGACGGCTTCTGGCTTGCCATCCCAACGCCAGCGGCCGGTAAGGGCACGCGCGGCAAGGCGCTCACGCCCGGCGAATGGGAAAGGCGGCGCGGGTTGCGCCTTCGGTTTGTCTATCGGCGGGGCGATCCAAGCCTGCTCGTTGCCGACGGGCGGCTGAACAGCCGTGGGCTGGGCGTGGCATCACGATCCAAGACTAGGCGTGGACAGAGCACGGTGCCGATTTTCCTCTTGGTGCCGCAAGTAAAGCTTTCGAAACGGCTGTCTCTGGCGCGGGACGCCGAACGCGCGCAGGCAGCGATACCAGGATTGATCGTGGCGAACTGGATGAAACAGCTTAACGTTTAGCGTTCAACGCTCTTTCGACAAATGTCTCTGCGTCACCGACGGTAACGATTTCTTCGGCCTCAGCATCCATAATTTCGAGCTGAAATGCTTCTTCGAAGAGCATGATCAGCTCAACTTTATCGAGGCTGTTAGCGTCAAGATCCTGAATGAAAGAGGTCTCGTGCGAGAGTTCTTCCACGCTGAGATCAAATTTATTCGCCACAATTTCGCGAACAGTAACTTCAGATGCGCTCATGGTCAGGCCTCCTCTAGCGGGAGCGATTACCTCCGCGCAGTGCGTACATCGACCTAGTCGCCCCTGAGAAAAAACTCAATGCCCACCACCCGCGAAACCATCCTGACCGCCCTGGCGGACCTGCTCAGGACGATCCCGCATGTGCCAGTTCTGCGCGGGGAAGTCTTGCCAGAACGCATCCCGCCCGCAGGTCTCATGATCTTGCGCGACGGCACCCCGGGAGACCCAGGCGTAACCTTGTCGCCGCTGACCTATCATTTTCAGCATCGGGCTGAACTCGAGATGATCGTGCAATCAGCAACGGATCGGGACGCCCTTTTCGACGCACTTGTCGCTCAGATCGGCGCGGTAATCGCCGCAGACCGAACTTTGCGAGGTCTATGCGACTGGGTCGAGCCGGAGGCTGCTGAACCTGTCGATCTTCCAGTCGAGGGCGCCGCCTCTCTGAAAGCCGGAATCATTCCGATCACCCTCCACTACGCGACCAGTGACGCACTGGGCTGACGAGACCAATTCAAGGAGTATCACCATGGCACGAGCCCAAGGGGCGCGGGCGCAAATGGCGCTTGCGTTCGAGACGACATACGGCACGCCGCCTGCGAGCGGCTTCACCAAAATGCCGTTTGCCAGCACGACGCTGGGGGCAGAGCAACCGCTGCAGACCTCGGAACTGCTGGGCTACGGGCGCGATCCGCAGGCGCCGATCAAGGATGCGGTGACGGCGGATGGCAATGTGGTGGTGCCGATCGATGCCGAGGCTTTCGGATTCTGGCTGAAGGCCGCTTTTGGCGCGCCCACCACAACGGGTGCCGATGCCCCCTACACACACTCATTCCGCTCCGGAAACTGGGCGCTGCCGTCGTTCTCGGTCGAAACCGGGATGCCCGAGGTGCCGCGCTATGCGATGTATTCCGGCTGTATGGTCGATAGCCTGAACTGGCAGATGGCGCGCTCTGGGCTGCTGACGGCCACGACCAGCATTGTGGCGCAGGGCGAGACCATCGCGACGAGCACCGCGGCAGGCACGCCCGCAAACATCGCGCTGAAACGCTTCGGGCATTTCAACGGAGCGATCACCCGGAATGGGGCGAACATCGGGAACGTCGTCTCTGCCGACCTGACCTATGCCAACAACCTCGACCGCATCGAGACGATCCGGGCCGACGGCAAGATCGATGGCGCAGACCCGTCCATTGCGGCCCTGACCGGCAATGTCGTTGTCCGCTTCGCTGATCAGACGCTGGTGCAACAGGCGATCAACGGCGAGGCCTGCGAGCTTGAGTTCTCCTACACGCTGGCAACCGGCGAGAGCCTGACCGTTACGGCCCACGCTGTTTACCTTCCACGCCCGCGGATCGAGATCTCGGGCCCGCAAGGTGTACAGGCCACCTTTGATTGGCAGGCGGCCAGCGATCCCGTCGTGGGCCGGATGTGCACCGTCACCCTGACCAACGCCCGCGAGGTTTACTGACCATGTTGCGATTGAATCTCTCTACTGAGCCGCGCTGGCTCGACTTGGGTCATGGCGTTCGCCTGCTGGTGGAGCCGCTGACCACCGCCATCATGTTGGCCGCACGGAGCGATCCGACGATCATCGCAGCAGCAGCAGATTCTGGAGGCAGCGCCTCCAACGACGACCTTGCGCGCATCGTCGCCAAGGCCGTGGCCCGTATCGTCGTGAGAGACTGGGAGGGCGTCGGCGATGAAGATGGCCAACCGCTGCCTCTGACGCCCGAGGGCATCGACGCCCTGCTGGAGCTGTGGCCGATCTTCGAAGCGTTTCAGACAAAGTACATCGCGGGCGCGCTGATCCTGGACGCGGAAAAAAACGCCTGACCGCTCTCACCGACTGGGAGTTCGGCGGGGGCGGTGAGTACTGCGCCGCATGCCCATCTGTTTGCGCGGAATGCCCACGCACTCTCCATCAACCTATGACCCTCGAGGGCTGGCAGGTCTGGGATCTGGTCCAGCGCCTCGGTGGACAGGTGCGCGTTGCTGGCGGCATGAGCGGCGGCGCTGTCCTCGGCTGGGACATGGGCGCAGCCCTCCAACTCGGTGCGGCCCTGGGGCTCTCGCCCCTCATCATCGCAGAACTCTTGCCACCCATTGAGGCGGTGATGGTGCGCAAGACAAACGAAGAGATCGAACATCGACATGGCTGAGAAAAAAGTCTCCGTCCGCCTCTCCGCAACCGGCGGCCGCCAGGTGCGTGCCGAGTTGGAAGGCGTCGGCGAGGCGGGTAGCCGTGGCTTGGGGCGTCTCTCGCGCGAGATGGACCAGGCCAACGCACGCATGGCGGCTTTTGCCCGCCGGGCCCGGATCGCGGCGACTGCTGCTGCGACTGCCTTGGCCGGTGCCGTTGTCGCCATGACCCGTTCGACGGTTTCCGCCGCCAACGAAATCGGCCAACTCAGCCAGGTGGCGAATGCGACCCCAGAGGTCTTCCAGCGCTGGTCGGCGGCCTCGGCCACGGTGGGGATCGAACAAGAAAAGCTCGCCGACATCCTGAAGGATGTGAATGACCGCGTGGGGGATTTCCTGCAGACGGGCGGTGGCCCGATGGCCGACTTCTTCGAGAACATCGCGCCGCGCGTTGGCGTGACGGCCGATCAGTTTGCACGGCTATCCGGGCCCGATGCGCTGCAACTCTATGTCGACAGCCTCGAGCGCGCGGGCGTCAGCCAACAGGAGATGACCTTCTATCTTGAGGCCATGGCGTCCGATGCCACGCGGCTCATTCCACTGCTGCAAAACGGCGGGGCAGAGATGACCCGGCTTGGGGCACAGGCGCAGGCCCTTGGGGCGGTGCTCGATGCAGATGCCATTGCTGCCATGCGCCGGTCGGAACTCGCGCTGGTCAGCATCGGTCAGGTCTTCACCGGGGTGCGCAACCGGATTGCTGTCGCACTGGCGCCCACGCTTGAGGCGGTGGCCAATGCGTTTGTCGCTCTTGCCTCCAGCACCAGCCCCATCAGCCGGGCCTTTGATGCTGTACTGGCCAACCTTGATCGGTTGGCGATCTACGCCGGGACCTTCGCCACCTTCCTTGCTGGTCGCTGGGTGGCCGCGATGGCGGTGGCCGCCCTTTCGGTGCGGGGTTTGGCTACGACGCTCGTGGTTCTGAAAGGCGCGCTCATCCGCACCGGCATCGGTGCGCTGATCGTGGGCGCAGGCGAGCTGGTCTACTGGTTCACACGCCTCGCAGCGGGCGCAGGCGGCTTCGGCGAGGCCATGCGGCTTTTGAAAGATGTCGCTGTCGAGGTCTGGGAACGGATCAAGATGGGGGCCAACGCGGCCGGGTCGCGTGCCACAGCCATGTTTTATGATCTCAAAGCCGATGCGGCGACCGGCATGGCTGGGGCCATAGAGAGCGTCGTGGCTTTTGGCAACACGACGGCGAATACCTTCGAGGGCGCGCTTTTGGCCGTGCGCGAGATCTGGTCGCGCTTGCCGGATGTGATCGGGGATCTGGTCTTCTCGGCCGCCAACCGCATGCTCGACGGGATCGAGGCCATGCTGAACGGCGCGATCCGCCGGATTGACGCCTTCACGGGGCGCATTCGCGACGCGCTGGCGGCGGTCGGCATCGAGACCACCTTTGGTCAGATCGGTGAAATCAGTCTTGGCGATATCGCCAACCCCTTCGCCGGGGCCTCAGCAGATACCGGAACGGCTGCAGCAGATGCCTTCCGCCGAGCCTTCGAGGACAACCCGCTCTCGGCCCCTGACCTTGGCCTTGATGGCATTGCGGCGGATGCCCTGGAAACAGCCAATATTTACCGGCGTGCCGCCACGGACCTCGCCAATGGCGCGACAGCCCCACTCACCTCTTGGGGCGCACTTCGCGATGCTGTTGCGGGCACGGGTGAAGAAGGCGCGGCGGCGCTAGATGAGGCCACGGCCTCTGCAGATCGCCTATCGGATGCCATGGGCCGAGCTGGTGGTGCAGCCGGGAGCGCTGGCGAACGGGTCGCCACCGGGTGGCTTGCCGTGTCGGAATCCCTTCAAGCCTACGCCACGGATGCGCTGAACTGGGGCAAGGGCCTTGGCGAAACATTGACCGGCGCCTTCAGCGGTGCGGAAAGCGCGTTCCGGAGCTTTGTTGAAACGGGTAAATTCGACTTCAAGGGCCTCGTGCGCTCTATCCTGGCGGACCTTGCGGTTCTGTCGTTCAAGCGCGCGGTGCTGGGGCCCATCGCCTCGGCGCTCTCCGGCATCTTTGGCGGCGGGTCCGTTGCGGCGGCCGTCTCGCATGCGGGCGGTATCGTTGGGCTTTCCGGACATAGTCGCTCGGTGCCTGCGATGGCCTTTGCTGCTGCGACGCGGATGCATTCCGGCGGTTGGGCTGGTCTCCGCCCCGACGAGGTCCCGACGATCCTGCAGCGCGGGGAGCGGGTGCTGAACCGGCGCGAGGCGGCGGACTATGGTCGGGGCGGCAGCATTGGCGCGGGCGTCACCGTGAACATCGACGCGCGCGGGGCACAGATTGGCGCGGCCGAGCAGATCGACGCGCGCCTTCGCGCGGCGATCCCAGAGATCGCCCGCATCGCCAAGGAAAGCGTGGCTGATGGCCGACGCCGAGGTCAGGTGATCTGAGATGGCCATTCCTGTTTTGCCGCTGACGCTTGTGTCCTCGCTCGAGCGGCGACTGGTCACGTCTGTGGCCGAGGCGAGCTCGCCGTTCACTGGCACGTCCCAGATCCAGGACTGGGGTGCCTCCTGGTGGGAATACCAGATCGAGATGGCAGTGACCCAAGGGGCCAAGGCCCGGAGGCTTTCGGCCTTCTTCACCGCCCTTGGTGGACTGCGGGGCCGATTCCTGTTCTCCGATCCCTCGATCGAGGTGCCGTTGGCGGCGGGCAATCCCTATGTCACCGAGGCGCAGGTTGCGGGAGCCTTCACCCTGAGCACGGCGGGATGGGGACTTGGTCTGCGCGCCGGTGACTTCTTCCAGCTGGGTTCGGATGCCACCACGCGGCTTTATCAGTTGACGGCGGATGTAACGCCTTTGGGCAGCGAGGCGACGCTCGCCTTCGTGCCGCCGCTTCGGGCTTCCGTGCCGGTCGGCACGTTGCTCGGCCTTGATGCTCCGTCGGTCCTGTTGCGGCTGACGGCCCCGGTCCCCTCGGTCATCGGTCGGGCGGATCAGCATCGCTTCACGATTTCAGCGCGGGAGGTCCTCTGATGAGCCGCGATCTTACCGTCGCTTTTGCCACTGCGCTGGCTGATCAAAGCCTTCGACTCGTCATCTTCTTCGAAGGGCAGTTCGCCACGGGCTGGGTGCGTATCTGGTCGGGGCTGGGAGAGGTCAGTTGGAACGGTCAAAGCTGGGCTGGGGCTGGGTCGCTCTTGGGCCTTGGCTCGCTCGATGAAACCGGAGAGGTCGTGGCGGGCGGCACGGCGGTGTCGCTGTCCGGCGTGCCACTGGACCTTGTTCAAATGGCGATCGAGGAAGCGCGCCAGGGCCTGCCCGGACGAATTTGGCTGGGGCTTCTGGCCGAGAATGGCAGCATCATTGCCGATCCGGTTCAGGCCTTTTCGGGCCGGCTCGACGTCCCGGAAATCAAGGATGACGCCGACACCTGCACGATCACCATCAGCTATGAAAGCCGGTTGATCGACCTGACCGTGGCGCGAACCTGGCGCTACACCCATGAAAGCCAGCAGGTCTTGTTCCCGGGCGATCTCGGATTCGAATACGTGACAGCGATCCAGGACCGCGAAATCACCTGGGGGCGTGGATAGACATGACTCGCGTTGACCACTGGGAACGCCTGCTTGCAGCAGCGATCGATACCGCACGGGCAAAGCCTTTCGTCTGGGGCGTTCATGACTGCCCGACCTTTGCCTTCGAGACGCGTATGATCCTGACCGGCGGCGAGAATATCGCGGCCCTCTGGCGCGGCCGCTACACCACCTGGCTCGGCGGCGAACGTGTGATGCGCCGTCTGGGCTGGGCCTCGCTCGAGGACATGGGTTGTGCGCTCCTCGGCGAACCCCGCCCGGGCGTTTTGTTGGCCCAACGCGGCGACATCGTTCTGGCCGACACCGGTCTTGGCTTCGGCATTTGCAATGGGGCCAGCGCCGTCGGCATGGCGCCCGCGGGCCTTGTGGCCGTGCCGTTGACGGCTTGCCGGCGCGCATGGCGTGTTTGATCTGAACATGGAGCAACTATTCACCAAGTGCGCGGCCCAGGCCTCCCTTCCCGGACCGCGCGAAGGGTCTAACGTGGACCTGGCGGTTCGGCAGCTTGGGACTACCGGGTCCAACGTTGCCCTTATCCAGCCACACAACTTCAGTTCAGCGCGCATCTTCTTGGCTCTGCTGGAGCCTTGAATGACCGTTGGGTAACCAGAAACGTGGCTTTGATCATTCCTTGGTCAACAGCACTCCAAATAATTCGTCCCTAACGGGGCACGACGACACCTAAAGTATCGGACCAAATCCATGCCCTTCATCGTGACAGCCGTCACCGCGATCGCGGGGGCGATCAGCGGCGTATTGGCTGCAGGCGGTATTGGCGCGGCACTCTTGCGGATCGGTGGCACGCTGCTTCTCTCCTATGCGGCGCAGGCCCTGATGCCAAAACCGCAGACCACAATGCAGCCGCGGACGGTGACGATCCGCGAGCCCGTGGTGCCGCGCGATCTCGTCTATGGCCGCACGCGCAAGGGCGGGGTCATCGTCTTCCTGCACTCCTCGGGCTCGGACAACAAGTTCCTCGATCTGGTGATCGTGCTGGCCACCCATCGGGTCAAATCGATCGGGGCCATCTATTTTGAGGGCGAAGTGGCGGTGAATGCCGCTGGGACCGCGCAGGGCCGCTGGGCTGGAAAGGTTGTCGTCGAGAAGAAACTGGGCGCCGCCAACCAGACCGCCTTCGCAGGTCTCAAATCCGCGCTGCCGGACAAGTGGACCGAGAACCACAGACTTCGCGGGTGCGCGGCGATCCGGCTGCGGCTGACCTATGACCAGGACGCCTTCCCGGGCGGGATCCCAAACATCACGGTCGATCTCGAGGGAAAAGACGACATCTGGGACCCGCGGACCCAAACCGCGGGCTATTCGGAAAACCCCGCCCTTTGCTTGGCTGATTACATGGCCAATTCGACCTGGGGCATCGGCGCGCGCATCGGCCAACCCGACGGGATTGACGAGATGTCCTTGGTCGAGGCGGCGAATATCTGCGATGAGACCGTTCCCCTCGCCGGCGGTGGATCAGAGCCGCGTTACGCCTGCAACGGGGTGATCACCCTCTCAGAAGTCCCGAAGACGATCATCGAGGGGATGCTCTCCAGCTTCGCAGGCCGCTGCGCCTTCTCCGGCGGGTCCTGGCGCATCCACGCGGGGGCCTGGCGCGCGCCAGATGTTGCGCTGACCTCGGACCATGTCCGCGAGGGCGGGCTGACCTTGGCGACGCGCGTGACAATGTCGTCAAACTTCAACGGCGTGCGCGGGCAGTTTGTCAGCCCCGAAAACGATTGGCAGCCGGATGACTTCCCAGCCTATTCGAGCGCTGTCTATTTGGCCGAGGACGGTGGCGAACAAAAGTGGCGGGATATCTCGCTTCCGTTCACGATCTCGGCTGCGATGGCGCAACGGCTTGCAAAGATCGAGCTCGAGCGCGCACGTCGGCAGATGACGGTCCGGCTGTCGGGTAAGCTTTCCGCCTGGGCCGCTACAGTGGGCGATGTGGTGACGCTGTCCTATGCGCGCTGGGGCTTTGCCGCGAAGCCCTTCGAGGTGCACGGGATGAGCCTTGATCTGACGGCCTCGGGCGATGGGGCGCTCCTCCTCCCAGAGCTCGTTCTGCGCGAGACCTCGCCTCTGGTCTACGACTGGTCAGCGTCCGAGCAGCAGATCTACGCGGCCGCCCCGCGAACAGCCCTGCCCAATGCCTATGACATCCCGGCACCCGGCGCACCGCAGGTCACCGAAGACCTCTATGTCACACGGGACGGGGGTGGACTGAAGGTTCTAGCGCGGATCAACTGGGAGTCGTCGCCCTCGGGCTTCGTCGCGCAGTATCAGCTGCAGGCGCGGCAAGGAGGGATCGGCGATTGGATCGACCATGGCCGTACGGACGGTTTGACCCTCGAGATCCGCGATATCGCGCCGGGGGCTTGGAGCTTCCGTGTGAAGGCAATCTCGGTTCTGGGCGTTTCCTCACCCTGGCAGGAGACAGCGGTCGAAATCCTCGGCCTGACCGCCCCACCGGCGCAGCTTGAGAACGTCACACTGCAAACGGCCGGTGGACTTGCGATCCTGAAATGGACGCGGTCGGTCGATCCGGATGTGCGCGTCGGCGGTAACATCGTGATCCGGCATTCGAAGGGGGCAACGGCCACCTGGGCCGACAGCTATTCGATGGACCGGGTATCGGGCGGCGAAGCCATCGCCGTCGTACCGCTGAAACCCGGCACTTATCTCGTGCGCGCGGAAGACAGCGGCGGGCGCGCTGGGCCTGAGACCCGCGTCTCGACCAAGGGCGCGCAGGTGCTGGCCTTCTCGACCTTGGACTTCCTGCAGGCCGATCCCGGCTTTGTCGGTCCAAAATCTGGGCTGCAGGTCACGGGTTCGACGCTGACGCTGGCCACGGCGACCACAAATAGCGTGACGCAGGTGACGGCAATGGACGGGCAATATGGGTTTGCCACTGGGCTTGATCTCGGAGCCGTGAAACGCGTGCGGCTCCGCTCGGAAATCGGCGTGGCGGCACTGGCGCTCAATGACCGAATAGATTCGCGCACGGCGCTCATGGACACATGGGCCGACTTTGATGGGTCAGCGGGTGCAGAAATCGACGTGCTCTTCGAGATCCGCGAGACCGATGACGATCCGGCCGCTTCACCGAACTGGGGCCCCTGGGGCCGTCTCGACAATCACGAAATCGAGGCCCGCGCGGTAGAGGCGCGGGCGCATCTCACGACGAAGGACGCGTCCTACACGCCCATCGTCAGCCAATTACGGCTCTATGCCGATGAGGTCGCGTGAACGCGCTTTCCACCCCTCAAGCACACGCCTTCGCTGCCTCTCTGCTGCGCCTCGAACGCGAACGCCTGCACGCCATTTTGATTGAGAACGGAAAACGCTGAAATGTCCCAGACATCGAGTTTTGTGATCGCGAATGACGCGGGCGCCGCCGTTCGGGCGCGCATCAATGAGGTGATCGCCGCGCTGCAATCAACAAGTGCCGGGGCCTCGGCACCGACGGCGACGACGGCGGGCATGCTCTGGGTTGATACGTCGGTCTCACCGCCTGTGCTGCGCCGCCGGAACGCCACGAACACGGGCTGGGATGCGCTTCTCGATGCGGCGGGCAATCTGGCGGGGCTGGCGAACACCGCCGTGGCACGCACGAACCTTGGCCTCGGGACAATGGCGACCAAGTCGGCGGCGGATTACGACGCGGCGATCGCGGCAAAAGCGGCACTTTCCGGAGCAACCTTCACCGGCGTCGTGACCGCCCCGAACTTTGTCTCTTCCTCCGACGCCCGCTTGAAATCCGATGTCGAGACGATCACCGACGCGTTGGCTCTCGTCTGCGCAATCCGCGGCGTGCGTTTCACCATGGATGGAAGCCGCCAGATCGGCGTCATCGCTCAGGAGGTCGAGACCGTGCTGCCCGAAGTAGTCCGCGACGGCGAGGCCGGTCAGCTCTCTGTCGCTTACGGCAATATCACCGGCCTTCTGATCGAGGCCGTCAAGGAACTGGCCGCCCGGGTGGCGGCGCTTGAGGAGGCACGCCCATGAATGATGGTGGGATCATTGACATGATCAACTCGGTCTTCGGAGGCGCGGTGACCACGCTGATCGGCGCCTTTACCGGCCGGCTGATGTGGCATTCAGGCGAGGTGAAGCTCGGCAACCGCCGCTTCTTTGGCAAGGAACTCCTTTGGGAAATCCCCGTCGCCGTCGGCATGGCCCTGATCGGGGAGGCGGCGGCGCGTTACATCGGCCTGTCGCAGCCGGTCTCGACAGGGTTTGTGGCAACGCTTGCCTATCTCGGGCCCCGCGGGGCCGAAGCTCTGCTGGCTACTTGGCTCTGCCGCAAGAAATAACCCGTCCACCACTCACAGAAATCACACACGCCGTCCCATCCGGGGCGGCGTTTTCCTTTGCATGGGAGAAGACCATGACGCCGTTCGATATCGCCCGCAGCTACATCGGCACGACCGAGGGCCCGGGCCCGGCCGACAATCCCGTCATCATGGAAATGTATGCCTCGGTCGGCCACGATTGGGTAGAACATGACTCCGTAGCCTGGTGCGCCGCCTTCGTCGGGCATTGCCTCGAGCGGGCCGGAATCCGCTCGACCCGCAAGCTGACGGCGCGCTCCTATCTCGACTGGGGTGTACCGGTGGAGGTAACGGACGCTCAGCAGGGCGACATCGGTATCATTCCACGTGGCTCGTCCAGCTGGCAGGGCCATGTGTTCTTCATCGACCGGATCGAGGGACCATGGGTCTGGGGCCTAGGCGGCAATCAAGACGACGCCGTCAATGTGAAACGCTATCCGGTCTCGAAACTGCTCGGCGTGCGGCGTGCTGGCAATGTCGCGCCAAGCGTGACGATCTCCGTCGAGGAGGTGCAAGGGCGTCTGAAAGACCTCGGCTATCACGAGGTGGGTCAGATCGATGGAAAGATCGGGCCGCGCACCCGCGCTGCCATCCTGGCCTTTCGGCAGGACAACGACCTGGCCCTCGTGCCCACCATCGATGTGGCGCTGACCGAAGCGCTGGACAAAGCGGCCCCTCGCGAAATCGCTCCTGAGAGGGCATCTGGCGCGCCTGCAGAAAGCCGGATCGTAACAGCATCCAATGCGCAGATCGGTCTCGGTGTCATTGGCGCGGCAGGCTCCATCGGCAGCCAGATCGCCCCGGCGCTGATGGAAGCCGAGCAGGCCCGCGATATGGCCGGACGCGTGTTTACCTTGATCGGGCTGGAAAGCTGGCTCTCCATCGCCCTGCCATGGATTGGTGCGGCGGTGTTCATCGGCGTGGTCGTTTATGCGCTCCGCGCAAAGGCAGCCCGGATCGACGACTATCGCTCGGGGAAAACGCCATGACCTGGGTCTTGATCGTTATCTCCTGCATCGCGGGCGACAGCCTGCCCGACTGCGGCAGTGGGATCAGCCCTGTGCGCTTTCCTGACTTTATCGCCTGCGAAGATGCCGCTGTCCGTACGCATGACCACATTCGGGCCGGCGCCGATGCGCGCGGGCAAACCGTACTGCTGCTCGATACGCACTGCTTGGCCCTCTCACCGGGGGCACCCGGATGAGTGCCATCCTGACCATGCTATTCGCGGGCCTTGGTCGGCGCTTCGCCTACTGGAGCGCGCTCATTGCGGCCTTGGGCATCGCCGTCTGGATCCTGCTCCGGCAGGGCAAGCACGCCGCAGAGGCCGACCTCGCCATCCGCCGCGCCGATGCCCGTGTTCGCGCGCTGCAAACGTCCAAGGAAATCCGCCATGACCTTCAGAACACTGATCGTGCCGATCTTGAGCGTCGTGCTGACCGCTGGATGCGCGATTGACCCGCGGGGGTTGCGGGGCGATTGCGATTGGGCCGAGCCTATTCACCCCTCACGCCAGGACCTGCTGAGCGACGACACTCTGGCGCAGATCCTCGCCCATAACGAAGTCGGCGCGCGGCTTTGCGGGTGGCAGCCATGACGGTGGCCACCTTGAGTGAAGGCCCAGCCATCCTCATCGGATACGCTTGGCGACTGCAGATTGAAGCGGAGGCGCCGGTCTTTGCCGAGGGCGCAAGCTATACCGGCCATCTGCGCCTCAAACCGAGTGATCCGACGCTGCTTGCAGAACTCTCAAGCGCTGATGGCGGGATAGAGCAGATCACCGACACCGTGTTGGAACTGTCTCTAACCCCTTCTCAAACAGCAGGGCTCACGCCCGGCCGTGTAGTGCTGGACTTGGTGCGCACCGATCTCGAGCCAGACCTGCACTTGGGCTTTCTCATTGAGATCCCCGTGATGCTGCCGGTGACGAGAGGACTGAGCCCATGAGTGCAGCGGTCCCGCAAACAGGTCCGATCACTATCACTGCGCCGATCAAGGTGCGTGTTGTCTCAGGGCCCTTCCGCATACGCCTTGGCGGCCAGCCAGGACCGCAGGGGGCGACAGGCCCACAAGGCGACAAAGGCGATCAAGGTGATCCGGGCATCACAATCCTGCCCACCGACGCCCCCATCAATGGAGGATTTTTCTGA